AATCGAAAAAATTGATATACCTCAAGTAATTATTCCACAACTAAATGGAAGAAGTTGGATGTATCAAATTCCTGCTGTTCCAAATAATGATCCACCTGTAACATTGCAGTTGGGTTTTCCTATTGTTGAATTACCTGGTTGTGTGGAAGCACATCCAGACAATAAAATAGGGGCAAAAAATTTACCCCTTGATCGTAATTTAGTTAATGATGATCCAAACGGAGTTAAAGTTTTATGTCCGAATGGTGAATACCCATCTTATGATGCACTTAATTATGAACCAGAACAGATAATTCCAACCACTCCTGCCCCTCCACCACCAGTAGCACCACCAGCACCAGAGATTCCTAACACTGGTGACATAGTTACTAAAAAAGAAACACCTTGTCCTGGTCCTGGTCAATTGAGAGTTGGTGATGTTACACAATCAGGTGATGAGAGAGTTGTTGGTCATCGACTTTTAGATGATGGTAAAACCTGTGAGACATTATATGAACCCACTTCAGTAGTCGAAAAATATCTCCCACCACTTAATCAGGCAGCAACTGTGACCTCACTTGCGATTGTGGCAACAGCAGGAGCAGCAGCGACACCATTATTGATAAGAATTATTAAACCTGTAGTTAAAAAGATATGGGCAACGATACAGAAAAAATTAGGTAAAGAAGTAAAGAGACCTACTCTATCAGAGGTAAGAACAAATAAGTATCGTGAAAAGAAAGGACTCCCACCTATAAAGAAAAAGTAATTACTTAGTTATTCCGATTGATATTGGTCTTAATGAACTAGCATTACCGTTTGGTATTATCTTTGGTTCTTCTTTTGGTGTAATCTGATGATTATGTGGAGCAACAACACCAGCAGGATTTACTAATACTACATCAGCACATACACTATAGTATGGTGACTTTGGATGGAACATAATTCCAGCCTTTTTTAATTCTCCACAATTCTTTAATCTCGCAATCTCAAAGTCTAATCGCTTGTTAGCAGTCAATTGTTGCTGTAAAGCAATTTGTGTTGCTGCTGCTTCTTTACATTGTGCTTGCAATTCTTTATCAAGTGGTTTTGACCATGTGGCAGAAAAACCTAATGACAAAGTGTAATTATCTTTCTGTCCTGTTCTTGTAGGAATCTCATATAAAATTTGACCAGGATTGTCTGGAATATTATCATCATCATTATCTGCGTTGTTGTATACAGGATCATTGTAAAAACCTTCGAATGGTTTTTTGTATGAGACACTGCCATTTGCATAGGGTGTAAGGTTCATGGTAGGTCCTTGACACTGTATCCCACCACCATAAGTGTTAGTTATATACGGTCCTTGT